TAGTGTCAAGGGTTGTAATAGTTCCTGCTGTTCCAGTTAGATTTGTAGTGTCAAGGGTTGTAATAGTTCCTGCTGTTCCAGTTAGATTTGTTATAGTTCCATTAGTACTATTAAAGGTTGTAATAGTCCCTGCTGTTCCAGTTAGATTTGTTATAGTTCCATTAGTACTATTAAAGGTTGTAATAGTTCCTGCTGTTCCAGTTAGATTTGTAGTGTCAAGGGTTGTAATAGTTCCTGCTGTTCCAGTTAGATTTGTTATAGTTCCATTTACAATAGTTAAATTATCACCAGAAAATGAAGTTGCTGTAGCAATACCAGCAACAACAATACCACTATTATTTGTATCAAATGCAAATGCATTGACATTTCCAGTTAGGTCTCCACTTATGTTACCAGAAAACCCACCAATTGCAGTTATGACACCTACGGTTAAAATATTTACAAGTGAAATATCATCATTAAGATTAACTGTTATGGTATTACCAGAACCAACTGAGGTAAGATTATCTCCACCAGCAATGGTCAGAGTTTCACTAAGAAGATTAATATCTAATGAACCAGAGTCACCAGTAACTGTTAAAGCAGTTCCAACAGCAGCAGTACCAGCAGCAGTCAAACGTCCTTTAGAATCAACAGTGAATGTAGCAACTTCTGTTGATGAACCATAAGAACCAGGACTAACTGCAGTGTCTGTAAGAGTAAGTGCTAAACCAACGTTAGCAGTACCATTAAAGGAAACACTAGAAGCAGTTGCATCACCACTTATGCTAAAATCTCTAAAATCATTAAGAGCAGTTGCAGTGTCGGCATTGCCGATTAAATCACCTTCAAATCCATCAAGAGAAGTAGTAACACCAGTTATAGTTACACCACTTCCAAACTCAACATTACCATTTGCAACAAGATTGGTAGTCTCAATTTCACCAATTACAGTAAGTGTTGATGTTGCATTTGTGGTTCCAATACCAACATTTCCAGTAATCTCTAATACTGTATTATTTTCAGTATAAGAAACAATACCAATTTTTAGATTTTGTTGACGATTACTGAGATATTTTGCCATTTTCTTATATTAGTTAAGAGTTTCTAGAATACTTCCAACAAACTTCAAATTAGATGCAACACTACCTGATAAAACTAACTTATCTCCACTTTCTAAAACTAATTTCCCCGAAAGAAGATTTGCAGTATCATTTCCAGAAATTGGATATTGTTTTAGCATTTCAGTAGTTACTGCAACTCCAGCAACAGTTCTTTGATGTGAAAGTGAAATATCTTGCGAAGTTGCACCAATATTTGCAACTTGTGCTAAAAGAACAACACCCGTATATCCAACTGGTGCAGTGTAAACATCAACTGGACTTGTGGATACAATTCCAACAACTGTTTGAAATACATTAAGTGCGAGTGCCATTTTTTAATCTCCTCCTAATGCGAGTATGAATGGTGTCATCGCGGAGAACAAACTCTTAGAGTAGAATGTTCCTGAAATAGTTCCGGTTTGTTGATTAATTACAACACCATCACCAATTCTAAAGTTTCCTGATTGATCGGTGGAAGTGAATACAACCAAACCACCATTTCTCATATCAATTTCATTTTCTTGAATTACAACTCCACCCTGATTTGGAAGAGCATTATTGATATTAGTTCCGGAACCAATATATTCCAAAGAGTGTCCTGATGCTAATATTCGACTTTGCTTAAAGAATGGGGCAGTACTACCAACACCCACAGCATAGGGAACATTATCATTTACTACAATGGTGCAAATACCAGCAGAGATTGGTGTTGATCTTAATATAGAATAATAAATTGGAATTAGATTTGCAGTTCCTGTTGCAGTATTTATTCCTGAGTTAGGTGATGCGAAGGTGACTGTCGGTGCTGTTGTATATCCTCTTCCGTTAGAAACCATTTCTACAGAAGTTACAGAACCATTCGTAACTTCACCTACAGCAGTTGCAGGAATACCCCAGGGTTCACTTGGGGCACTAAAAGTAATGTCTACATTTTCAGTATACCCTGTTCCACCGGATCCAACATTCACACCATCAACACTAAAATATAATTCATCAAAATAAATTACTTGACCATCAAAAGGTCTTACTACATTTATCTTAACAGTTCCACCAGAGACATATGTATGTGCAAGTGTAGAAACTCCCACATAAGCAGAGAAACTATTTGCGGCACCAATAGCAGCAACCTCAAAGACATATCCAAAGTTTCCAGAAGGAAAAGTAGAAATTCCGGGACCAGATGGGCATGTAAATTCAAGTCCTGCAATCGTTACACCCATTCCCACATTAAAGTTATGATTTGTGGTTGTGGTAATTGTAATAATTCCAACATTATTATCATAAGTAGCAGTTTGTACCCCAAGTGTTGGAACATTTAAATCCAACACGAAAGTATCACTATCGGCAGATGCGGCAGTTGTAATAATACCAGTGTATTTTCTTGGACCAACACCATCAGAAACCAAACCAAAGTTGCCGAATGATGAGTTAGAGTTTGTTAAATCACATGCAGAACCAGAACCAGTAAAAACTGCAATCTCATCACAAATAGTAAAGAGAGAGACTAACTGGGCATAACCTTCATTTGTGATTGAAACTCCAATACCACCTTGATTGTATTGAGTATAAGAGTCAACCACCATTGATTTTGTTGGTCCTATTGATTTAGAACCATCAATCTTCAGTCCAATACTATTTGGAATGAAATTAGTGCAGTTCTGAATATAGGGTGATTGATTATTATATTCTGGTTTATCTGGATTAAAAGCAAAAATTGCCTTACCGGCATTCAGAGATCCGGTAAAAGACATTTCAGCAATATAATCACCATTTCCAACATAGAATAAATCTTCTCCGACATTTAGTGGTGAGACAGAGACCTCTCTTAAACTATCACCAATAATTGAAACCTGTGCCGGAACTATGAGTGGATTATTTTCTACATAAGATCCAGCACTAACTTTAATAACAGTTCCTGCTCCGGATTCTGTGAGGGCTGCTCCAATGGTTGCTTTTGCGTCTCCAAGTTTTCTTCCTGTGTTTGTATCACTTCCATCTTTCGTAACATAAAGAATATTTGTAACTGTTGCTCCAGCACCAAGACTTACAATATCAGTTCCTATACCTATGCGTTCTCTACGAGCATATAATTCAGCGTCATAGGTATTAAGACCAAGCTCTCCCAAAGGAAGGTCATTAACCGTTGGTTTTTTTCCTTGAACTGCTGACCGCTTAATGCGGATAACTGGAACTGCCATTATTTACATGCATGTTTGGTATAAACCTTAAAAACTCTTATATAAGAGTTATTGATTATTTAGTTAAAATCTTCTTCTGGTTTTGTGCCTCTTTTTGGTTTTTTTAGTTTTTCAAGTTCAGCATTTAAAATCTTTGTAGTATTATTGAGTTGTTCTATTTGTGTTTCCAATACAATATTTGCATTGAATAATTCAAATGCTTTTTGTTGATATTTTGCAAGCACTGATTTTAAGTCATCTTCAGTCATAAAAAAGGAGGAGTATTAAACTCCTCTATTTAGATTTAGAATGCACCAGCATCAATCGTGATGTTCTCAAGGAACCTTTCATTTCCTGTGCAAGAAATAACCTGTGATGCTCCAGCACAATCATTTACAAAGAGAGATGCAATCTCAATTGGTGCAAATGTAGTAACAGTAAGTTGTGGAGTATTTACATTACTACCATCAGTATCAGCATCCAGAACACTTGCAAACTTAAATCTTGCATCTCCATGTTCCCAAATAACTGCTGATTTTTTAGCAGTAGATGAACTAAAATAATTAAAGAGAATACCAAGGTCCCAAGTAGTATTTCCTGAAGGAGCAGCACCATTCACAATACCCAAATCAATCGTTCTGTCTTCTACCGTAAGAGCAGCAGTATTGACTTGAGTTGTAGAACCATTTACAAAAAGATTACCTTGTACTGTTAAGTCATCGGCAACTGTAACATCATTGCCCGCAAGTGTAATCGCAACCGTTCCATCAGATGCTTGAATATCATTACCACCAATTTTAATATCACCACCGACAACTAAATCTGTGCTGAAAGTAGAAACACCAGTTACATTAATACCACCAGCACCAACAATAAGTCCTGCACCACTAAAAGTAAGGTTAGCACTATCTTCAAGAGCACCTGAAGTTCCTGCAAGAACAACTCTACCTGCAGTTAAATCACTAACTGTTGCGGATGATAGGGTTGTTTCTCCACCAGAAATATCAGCACCACCATTAGCATCAATTGCACCAGTAAATGTAGAAACTCCAACTACATTAAGAGTTCCAGATACATTAACATCATCAAGTTCAGTGTATCCGTCAACATCTAAATTACCATTAGCATCAATTGCACCAGTAAAGGTGGAGATACCACTAATGCTAACATCAGTACTATTAAAGTTTGTAATAGTACCAGCAGTACCTGTTAGATTGGTAGTATTAACATTTACTACATTAAGAGTTCTCCATCTTTGAGTCGTAATACCTAAATCGTGAGTGTTATCAACATTTGGTACAAGACCTGAAATAAACTCACCACCAACATTAATATCGTCAGTATTATTATCACCAATATTGATTGTACCACCTTTAAATGTTACAACACCAACAAACTCAGCATAACCACCAACATGAAGATTTTCCTTGACGGTAAGGTTCTTTGCAATACCTACACCACCATCAATTTGAACTGCACCAGTGTTTTCATTCCCAAGAGTATTATCAGTGCTATTAGAAACTGTAGTAATACCAGAAATATCTACATCACTATTGATATCAACTAATGTATTACTAAATGTAGCAATACCAGTAAAAACTGGATTAGCAGATCCACTTGCCCAACTTAAATTACCACTTCCATCATTAGTTAATACAGAAGATGCAGAACCATTAGCTGCTGGAAAATAATACGTTACAGCAGCACCTACGGACGCTGGTGATGCTAAGGTAATAAAATGATCACCGTTACTAGTGCCTTCTACAAGATTTACACCACTTCCTGTGGTTGTAGTTTCTCTTGTCCAATAACGATGAGAACCAAAGAACTTATTTTCTTGAGTAGTACTATTAATACCAATATAGAGTTCGTAACTATCGGTGGTAAATCCGGGTTCACCTGCCCTGAGTCCAGGAAGATTGCTAAGAATACCTCTTTTAAACTGTAGAACAGGTGCTGGCATTTTCTTATACTAATATCGTTTTAGTTTTTAGTTATTTATAAGTTTAGAAACTACCCGCATCCAAATCAATCTTATCATCTAAGTCAACATCTAATGTATCAATAAAGTTTTGAGGAAGTCCTACTGCTGTTGTTTCAGTAACCGCAGCAGCAGAAAGAACTTCATCTGGATTGACTGCAGTGTATTTACCGGTAGTAGCATTATACATAATCACAAACTTATCCCCGACACCAGTAACATCAACATCCAAGAGTTCGTTTAGATTTCGTGCCATAATTACTCCTGATGCAACGATTGCTTTAATTTTAGATTTTGATGAAGCTCTTACTTGATAGCTCATACTGATACTGACTCCTGAACGAGAACGGTTCCTTCTACAACTTTAGATTTAATGCCACCAGCAGAAGTTAAAACAATATCATAAACACATCTTCCACTTGGTAATGTTGCAGTTGTTGCACCTGACATTGTTAATTTTACAGAAGATTCACCAATTGTAAGTGTAGTTGAAAATGAAAATTCAGTAGTAGCATTTGGATGTTTTTTTAGTTTTGCAACTACAGTATTGCCAGTTAAATTTAATCCACCACCATCTTCAGCAGTTAAGAAAAAAGTTTCTTCAAAGTTAACACCTTTTGGTATGACTAAGTTAACTTGTGATACTGCTGCCATTTTTCTTGAGGAGTTTTAAGTATTTATCAATCAAAATCAAGTTTGTTTAGATAACTATGAAATTTCATATTTGTTCATTAAATTTTTTCTTTAACTCTTCAATTTCTTTTTGTTGTTCTTTGATTGCTTCTATGAGTAATGCAACTATATTTGCATAAGCAACTGATTTAATTTCATCTCCATAAACAACCTCAGGAATAATCTTTTCAACCTCTTGAGCAATCACACCAATCTGATGATCTCCACTGTCTATACGGTCATACTCAACACCACGAAGAGATAATACTTTTTCCAGTGCATTTTCAATTGTAATCACATTTTCTTTGAGACTAATATCTGATGTTGCAGTAAATTGAGTTGCAGTGATTGATCCTGCAGTAAAATCACCACTTGGATCTCTTGCAACTAATGTATTTCCTGTATTAATTGATGTTCCTGCAACAGAAACCGTTCTTGCAGTGGAACCATCATAAGAACCAGGAGCACTCAAATAAGAACCAAAAGAAAGTGCATTTAAGTTACTTCCAAGTGAAACCCCAGAAATTGTAGAATTTGCAAGATTAACATTCGCAATACCAGCAGAACCTGATAGATTTGTATTTGTCAGTCCTGTGATAGTATTAGAACCTGCTGCAATGGTCTTATTAGTAAGAGTATCTGTTGTTGCTCTTCCTGTTAATGTATCAGTTGCAGCAGGAAGAGTAAGTGTTCCAGAGGCAGTTGCAGATGCCTCAAGTATTGTAGTTCCTGTTGCTCCATTAAAAGTTATACCAGCAGAACCAATAATTGCTGTATTAATAGTAGGAGAAGTCAGTGTCTTATTCGTAAGAGTTTGAGTATCTGTTGTTCCTACAATATCACCAGTTGGGGGAAGTTTTCCTCTTAAGAATGAAGCATTTAGATTTGTGACTTGAGTATCAGAAAGCACGATTAATGGTTCAGTTCCTGAAGTGACTGTAGAAATAAACTGTCCTGCAGAAATATCACCAAGTACAGTCAGTTTGTGAGGAGTGACTGATGTTCCTATTCCAACATTTCCTTCCAACCTGTAAATAGAACTTCCAACACTAACAAGCCAACGAGAAGCAACAAATGGAGATCCATTTTGAAGAAATGTTCCAGTAAAGTTTATATCACCATTAACATCTAATTTAAAACCTGGATTAGTCGTACCTATACCAACAAAAGGAGTTGATAAACTTGTAATGCCAATGTTTTGAGTAAAATCATCAATATGAATAAAAGATCCGAATTGTGATAGTTCTCTGTTTCTTGTTATAGACATTGATTTTTCCTTATATTATTATTTAGAATAAGGTGAAGGTAGTGCTACCAATTCCCACAGCTTCGAAGGTGAGTAGATTTCCTACCAACTGAATTTGAATTGGAGTAGTATTTGCTGTACTCACAAATCCATTGGGTGCAAAGACATCTCCGACAACACTAACATTAGAAGATGTTATAGTGCCTTGAACATTAAGGTCACCATTAATGCTACCATTACTAGTAACCGCAATACCTGCACAAGTTATAATACCAACAACTTCAATACCAGTAGAGTTTATAGTAGTTGCAGAACCAATAGTGATAGTACCTACTGTAATTTGTGAGTTAGAGTCTAGTGGAGGTTGTGCATCAATAGATATGGTGGAAGCAGTTCCTGTTGCTGTTGCAGTGATAGCTGATCCAACAAAATTAATTGTATTAATATTAACTCCTACATTACTTCCTTCTTCTTTAATAGTAACACCAGAAAATGTCGCCGGAAACTCAAGTTCATAAATAATAATTTCAACCACTTCATCACCAAAGCAAGGGTCATCTAAAACTATAGTGGTGCCACTTGTTGCAGTAAATTCAGTGTTTGCTAATTTTACTCCATTAATAAAAACGTCTACTGGTGCATTAGGATCATATACTACACTAAAAGTAGTTTGTGCTGCGGTGGCGGTAAAGGTTGCAGTAGTCCTAAGAGAACCACTATCTTTCCAAGTAACTCCTACTCCTGTGGATACTAAAACTTGATTTGCTTGTCCAAAAGTATTACCAGCACTTACATAACCTTCAAGAGTTACATTATTAAAAGTTGCTATTCCACTAACTATTAAATCTGTAAAATTAACTGCAACGGAATTTATTGAACCAGTAACTTCTAGATCACCAAAAACATGTAGTGCTGTCTGTCCGGCGGAAACTGGAGATCGCACATCTAAAAGATATGAAGGAAGTGTTGATCCAATACCAACAGAACCACCAATTCCAAGAGCTGTGAGAACCGAACCATTTAAACCCACGTTCAGTTCATTTGTAAAAGTACCAATACCAGAAACAACAATGGTTGTTGCTCCAATGCCACCATTAACATGAAGAGTATGTGTTGCTACTGTAGTTCCTACTCCAACCCTTCTTGTAACTGCATCAGCAGCAATGAGGTCTGTAGATGCTTCAAAACCATTTTTTACAACAAAATTCTTATTGATAGCCATTGGGTTTCACTCTCCACCCTTTATTGTTTTATTATTTATCTAAACTGCAAGTCGCAATATAACTTTTGCATCTTCAGTACTTCCCCCCAATTGAGTGCTTACGACTGTAACAGACCCATCAGTGTATCCACTTCCTCCTCCACCACCAAAACCATTAGTGCCTCCTCCACCACCAGTAGCACCAGATCCTCCATTACCACCACCTGCAGATCCTTGACCAGAAGTTTCATTAATTCCATAACCTGCTTTAAATCCTCTTACAATAGAAGCAGTGTTTGTTACAATTGCTCCAGCAGACAATCTAAATTTCGTAGTTCCCACATCACTACAAGGACTTACTCCTTCTTGTCTCCAATAAATGCCGTTTGTACAGGGAAGAACTCTTCCTCCATCAGGAGCAATTGCTTGAGTGTCAGGAGATATTGATGTTAAACTTGTTGCAGAACCGAAAATTCCATTTGAGGGTAAATTTCCTGCAGTAATAGCTCCCGCACCAAGTCCACCAGATTGTCCAAAACCAAATTGACCACTCACTCCAATTCCACCACCAAATCCTCCTTTACCAGATGTTCCTGCATTTCCACCTGCACCAACAGTAGCAATAAGAGTTCCTTTTCTGTAGATAAATGGTGTATTTATTGTGGAGTTAAGTCCAACTATTACATATTCAGTATTTTTTATCATTGTAAATCTTATTCTTGAGAATCCACCCTCTCCACCAAGAGAAGTTCCACTATTAAATCCTTTACCCCCATATAAATCCATTTCAACATTAATATCAGTTTCTGGACTGTAAAATGAAACTAATCCTTGATTTGATTGTTGAGAAATTATATACTCACCATCAAAAAGATTTGTTTGCAATAATTGTGAATTAGTTGATGACAATAAAATATACTCAAAATTAACAAGTTTTCTTGTTGATATTGATAATGCATTTAAATTTGCATTATTTGATATTACTGATGGTGCATTTGGATGACTTACAGTCACACGAACAGTAGAAATTCCAGCAGTTAAAGGTGTAATTGTAAGTGTTTTCTCCGATGAACCTTGAACTAAAGCATTATTCGAAAGATTTTGTTGATTAAGTTGCCATTGATAAGATAATGAACCAAATGTTGAGTCTGATAATATTGCATCAACAGAAAAATTTACTGGGAAACCTTCAGTTACAGTTGCGACTCCAGGTTGAGATGTGATTGTAATCACAGGAAAAACGGTAACAGATGCTGTGTTAGAATTGAGTGGTTCATTAATTGCATTTCCTGTAGAACGAGCAGTCCCTGCAGTGACTGGTGATGATGACTGATATGCAGTAGCAGCATAATCTGCCTCAAGATAAAATTTTCTTTGATTATCTGTAGGTGTAATGAGATTTGATAATGTAAGTGTTGTTGTTGCAGTTCCCGTTACATAAGTGCTATCACTTAATGCTCCAACTCCTTCTTCATACCATCTATAATTTATACTTCCAGTATTAGTTGCAGGATTTGTAGGAGTTCCATCTACTGTTGCAAATGTTACCGTTGCAATACCAACAAAGGATGCAGTTCCTCCACCAGTAGATCCAACACCAACACCAGCAGAAGAAACTCCTACTGGTTGTGTTGTAAAAGATAAAATAGGACCATTAAGATCTAAAGTAGTTTGTTGTTCACTCATTTTAGTTCATAAAGTTTTGTCCAACAACAACTCCATACCAGCTAGATCCACCATCAAAAGTTTTAAAGGTGTAAATATCACTTCTACTTGCAGTTGGTGTTATGACTGGAATAATACCACCACCTGGCCAATAAACAGGAATTGCAAATCCACCAGAAGTTTTAAAGTCATCAATATCTATAATTCTTCCACCAGTAGCATCCTGAGCAATTTTAATTGTAAAAGAACTTACTTCACTTGGAGGATTAGCAATTGTGAAAGAGTTTACATTTGCAGTTGCAGATAATAAGAAGTTTTGTGCTATAGAAAGGTCTACAGTAACAATATTTGCCGAAATTGAAAGTGTATGAACTGCTTCTCTGACGACTTTAGTTCTTAGTGTGCCTTCAACATCAAGTTTTGCTCTTGGGGATGCGGTTCCAACACCAACCAGTTGAGATGATGTAGTTGTAATAACAGTTCCAGCAGTACCAACTACTAAAGTTCCAGTGGTAACAATACCAGCATTAATTGATCCAGTGCCACCACTAAATCTATAAGAACTTGCGGTGATAATGCCAGTAATATTTAAATTATTAGCATTTAAGTACTCAAATCTTGCCCCATTATTCACCCAAAGTGATGTTCCACCAGCACCAACAGTACCAACTTCAAGATTAAATCTTGGAACAGAAGTACCAATACCAACATTAAGCAGATTAAAGGGATATATACCAGTTCCTAAACCAACATCAACATTTTCCCAAAGGCTATCATTTGCAAGACCTGTTAATCCACTACCATTTCCAACAAAAGAGGTTGCAGTGACAGTTCCTACAATATTTGTGTTGCCAATAACATGAAGTTTGTATTGATTTGCGGTAGTTCCAATACCAACTCCACCATTTTCATCAATAGAAACTTGAGTTGTTCCAGAACCAACCAGAAGCTTAGAGTTTCCTGGAGAGGTGGTGGCAATACCTACTTGATCAAAGGTATAAACATTTGAGGTCAAAGAAATACTAATATTTCCAAAACGATACCAATTATTATCTGTTGTATAAACCCAACCAATATAACCACCTTCTTCGGGATTATCAAGATATACAATATCACCAGTGTTTCCAGAAAGTGTTGGTTCAGTAGTGCCTATAGTATACTTTCTTGAAACTGTTGCATCACCCTGTAAGAAAAGTGAAATTGCTTCAAGAGAAGAGTTGGAAGTAACTTTTCCAGAGAAGATTACTGGACCATTAAACTCAGAGATTGCCTTACTATCAGAACCACCCTCTACACGAATTGAACGACTGAAGTTACCCTCAATTGGATTAATTATATTCAATCCTGAAAGATTTCCAATGTCCTCACCCGTTATCGTTTGTATGGGAGTTTCAAAGATTTCTTCTTGTCCAGTAACAGAACTTAATCTCTTATTACCAGAGTAAGAAACTCCCTTATCATTCATACCAGTGTAGAAGTTAATGCCTCCATCTTTTTTGGTTGATTGTGCAAGTGTTTCTTCCTGTGCAGAAATAGAACGATCATGTTTATCTGGCAGTGCAGTTGAGTAGTTACCAGGACCAAATCCAACATATTCAAAAGTATGTCCAGATGCTCTATTAATAGAATGTCTTCTGAGTTCTACCGGTTCAACACGAATCCTTCTTACAACACTATTGATTGCATGAGTAACTGCACGAGATCCTAATACACCACGGAACACCTCAATTGGGTTTGCAGGAGTGCTTGAGATATTTGTTTTGACTCTTACAATTTCATCATTAATCATCAAATAATCACCAATATTAATGTCAAGATTTGCTATATTAGTAAGGTTAATTTCATCATCTATTGCATCAGGAATTAACACAGAAAGTGTTGTAGTAATACCTGCATAAATTGGAATCATTCTTCCATTCAGGTTCTCATTCTCCCGAGTAATCACACCATCGTTGGAAGACAAACCTTCACGATATGCAAAGAGATTTCCTGCTGTAGATGGAATATTTGTAGAAACTCCAATTTTTACAATAAATGTAGTTAATCCCACATTTTCAGTAACAACAAAACTTCCATTATAAAGTGCTGAATTTGCACCAGTAATACGAATCTTATTATCTACCTTAAGTCCATGATGGTTATTAGTTGTTATAGTTGCAAGACCAACTACATTATTATAAGCAAGTGAATTAACAACAAGTGCTTCTCCAGTTAGATTGAGAGTTCCATTAGAAGTAAGAGTTGCACCAACTGTAGTGGAGAATCCTGATACCGCAGAGGCAGATATCGCAGTGAAACTTTTTGCAGAACCAACAGAAACATTGGTAATGCGATAAAGATTATTATAATCCTGATAAGAGGTAGAAGTTACTCCTGAAATCTGAACTACATCACCAACATTATTATAAATTTGAGAAACTGTGAGAACTGCTGGAGTAAATGGAGCAGTGGTTGTGACACCAGATACAGTTATTGTATTGCCGATTCCATATGCGCTACCACCATCCATTATTTTCACATCAGTGATGGTTCCTGAAGCATCAACAGTAACTTTTGCATTTGCTTGTGAACCAACGGTAGAACCAGCAAATCCTACAAGAGTTACACCATAGAAGTTTGTTGCAGTTCCAGAACCATAACCTAAACCGCCATTGGTAATAGTAAGTCTTGTAATACGATTCAGTCCGTGATCTAATTCTGTATGAATAGTATGCGAAGTGGATGTCCCAGAACGAATATCAGTCAATCCAATACCAATCTCACCATCATTAAATAACTTATTAACAGTTTCTTTAGTTAAACTATTGCGAACATCATTAACTACAACTTCTCCAATCAGTGAAGAAGATGCAAAAGATTTTGTTTCCTCTGGATCTGCTTTTGGATTATCCCGATTGATTTGAGGAAATAGTTCTTTAACTGGTTGTGAAAACTTTTCTCCTGTAAATGGTGCAATGCTTGGAGAGTTTGATGCATTCGTTAAAGTTAAGTAGTAAACTCCATCTTGCTCTCCATTAATGTATTTTTGTGCCTCTTCAGTTCTATAAACGACATAAGTATTATTAAACTTCTTTCTCTTAAAGTGTGGAAGTGCTGTTGTCCTTGTAGTTGTATCGCTTGTAAATGTACCAGGATCAGTAGTTCTTGCATAACTAAAGGTCTTGGAATTAGAAATCGCAGTAATAGTATAAGTTCCATTAAACCCAAGTTTTTCAGTTCCAGCAGAGTTATTAGTGCTCTTAACTTGTAAAATTTCAACTTGAGAACCAATTGAAAGATTGTGAGGTAGTTCTGTTGTGATCGTTGCAACATTAGAACTCCAAGTTGCATTTGCAATAAACTTAAAGTTTCTTTGTTGGTTTACATTTGTGATTGAACCACTTCCAAAATAAGTTTGGATTTCAGCATTTGTTGCTCCAATTGTTGTATTGGACTCCTGAAGAATAAATCCATCATTTGGTGGTTTAGCAACTGAACCAGAATTTGCCGGTAAAACATAACGAGCACGATAGATTGTATCGATTGCATTTCTATTGTCTGTAAAACGATCAATATAAGTTCTTGGAGTTGCAGATCCTAAAACGGTAGATCCAAGACTTATAATTGCTGAATAGAATGTATTTTCAGTAACTGCAGTTGCAACATTAATAAACCATTGATTTTGTGTAGTATCAAACTGAATTGGATGTCCAATTTCTCCAGGGTTTTTATCCGATACACGACTTACAATGCTTAATATTCCACCTTTTGTATTAATAGATATTGGTGTTGCATTAATTGCATCATTTTGTGTTTGTGCAATTTTAACTTGATTTGTTCCAATCCCTGATGTAATTGCATAATAAACATTATTTGAAATTACTCCATCTGGAAGTTGTCCAGTATCACTCAAAATACGAATACTTTCACCATTTGCAAAAGTATGTGGGGCAGTTAAAGTAAATGTATTGTTAGTAATGCTATTAATTCCAGTAGTGGATCTGTTAACATTAAAAATCTTTTCTGAACTGGTTTGTGAACCCGGCATTACAATTTTTGAACTATAATGAACAGGAGCTCCTGCAGATGCTATAAGTACATTTAAAGTATCATTCTCTTTTGCACCAATACGATAACCCTCTAAGACATTTTCGGGTGGAACATCAGGGTTATTTTGTGCATAAAGATACAAGTGTCCTGTGGATGCCACACCAACAGTTGCGGCTACATCAATTGCATTAAATTCAATTGTTTTTTTGGTTTTTGAAAATTCTTTTGGTGGAATAATGTGTGTAATATATCCCTGATCATCTTGTGGAAATGCATTTCTTCTAAATCCTTGTGCAACAAGTGCTTTTGCACCAAAGTTAGAGTTTGAGTTTGTGATAGACATATCTCCACCACTTTCAACAAGAAATTGATCTGCATAACCAATTGCAAAGACTGATACTGCCTGAATGATTGAATCATTAATAACTTTAAGGTGAAAGTTGCGATATGATGGTTTAAATACTGCTCTCGAATTATTACTTAAAGTTTCATTTCCAGGAACAGTGCTATCTTGATAGGTTCCAGAAGTTTCATCATAAAGAACAAATGCACTATCATCTTTCTGCAGACCAATTCCAGTGAATTGTGCAACAACCATTGATTTAAATCCAGTTGCCTTATTTCCATCTGCAACTAGTCCACACATACCAAAAACAGAACGTAAAGATATGTTAAAGATATATGGTGATGCAGAAGTAACAGTATCACTATTCAGTGATAAAGAAGATCCAGTAACTGAAGGAAGTGGATTGTCTGGTGCATTTTGTACCTGATATGTGAGTTGAGTAGTGCTTAATTTTTCAGTTACAACAAATTGTCCGTTATATCCTGGTGTAGCAATACCTTGAATTCTAAATGGAGTATCAACATCTAAACCAGGAACTTCAGTTGTAGTATTAACTGTAATAATTTTAGAGGAAGTAGTACCATCTCCTGCACGAATACTTGAAATTCCTACAGTTTCTCCTAAAGACCCTACAATTCTAAATTCATCAATTTTAGGTTGAATGTCGAGAGCAGAACTTGGATAATCAGGTGAAATTGCACGACCTGATGATTGTCCATATGCAAGACCAACTTTTTCATAATACATTTCAAGATCAGTACGATCTGTAGAATATGTTTGGAAAGTATCATCAATGCTTACATCATTTACACCATCCGCATACTCAAAACAAGAAAGTTTATGATGTGAGAAGTTAGGGACAAATTGATTACCTGTGTAATCAACAAAACAATTTCCATTTGGATCTGCATCAAAAATTGAAAACTGCCAGATGTAGCATGAACCAGTGACCCTAAAGATAGTAGATCTCTCAATATTATCATTATCTGGTTTTGGTACATATAGAGGTCTTATTTTGGTCTTTCTTAAATCAAGACCAACAATAGATGTTCCACGAGGAATAATAACCCCACCATAAATGCTATTAAGTTTATAAAGTTGATTATTTGGATTTGTTAAATCAAAACTTGTAGTTAGAGTAAATTGATCAAAATCAGAACTTACTTCTCCACTACGAAGCCTAAAATTATTTGCACCATCAGGAATCCAACCAGGTCGATTATCAACTACATGATCACCAGGATATAGAAGAATGGTCGTCTTTCCAAATCTATCGTTGTTTAATCCTTGCTGATATGAAAATCTTGATGCCTCTATAAGAGCACGTTGAATTGTTTTGAAAGGACGTGCTAATGAACTTCCCACATTCTGAACAGAGTCTGTTGAATCCAGGCTATTGGGGTCTACATAAATGATGTTTCCACGTATACTCTTAAGAAAATTATCAAGACGACTTAATCCCATTTTACTATCTTTATAGTTTCCGTTATGAGTTATTTATCATACAACAAAACCCCCATAAGGAGGTTATGAAGTCACACTTTTTGGGTCACCGTGACGAATTTGTATCGTCTTGATTATTAGACCATTTCTCTTCTTTCCAATAGATATTTAGTGATTTATCAAAAACCATCAAGTATCTATGTTTCCTACTACGGTCTTTCCATTCACCTTCTAGACCCTTTACTGAACCTCTAGAGTGTTTGGTCCCATCAGCATAATAAAAGTCTTTCTTTGGATCTGTTAACCCATAGTAACTAAAATTACAAGCTCTGTATATAATTCCAGAGTGGTGATTAGCATCAGCATAGCTAAGAATAGCAGAAACGGCGGCATCTTTGCGGAACCTCTTGATACAACGACTTACGAACCAGGATGTGATATTGTATTCTTCCTTTTGAACATCTGGGTGAATACAAAGTCTTGAGAGTTCATAAAGACCTTCTTGATCATTTCTTTGCAGTCCAAATGCACCTACTGCTATTTCGGGGACTGGGAGACCAGTAAAAATGCAGACACCGAGACAACCACCAACGTGGAGAATATCTGTAACAGAGTTTCTGTAGAGGCCATATGAGTAAGGACTAACTTTGAAATCTTTGGATTCGTCTTTGAGATAGTGAAAAGTATTCAGTAAATCTTTTACTTCGCACTTCTTCACTTTATCTATAAAATATTCGTCCTTCACTGAGTATATTTACTTACTTATGTTATGATTTACTGATAAGATATTCTACTGTATTTGCAACATCATTCATTGCATCACGAAGATTATCACTTTGACCTGATTCCATATCAAAAGTAATTGGATCTGTAAGAGTCCATCTCCATTGGCCCATATCTTTATTATGCCATAGATTAATTATCATTCTTTTGGTGCTTTGAGAAATTATAAATCATCTAGAGCATTTGGTCAAGAACTTCTGGGTTCTCAAGATCCATTTCAAATAAACAAGGATGACATTGCTCGTCTATCAAATAAAATGATTTTTGATAAAAAATCTCTGGACTCATCGTAAGTTGTTGGTTTGCCCAGGCAATGATTTCTGGGTCATCTTGGACAAGAGTTGGAAGTTCATCAAATGTGAAAGGGATCCCATTTATATAATATGTTTTGATGATAAACCTATCTTCTTTCGTCTCATACCAATTATAAGAGGTTGTGATCTTATATTTCATGAGATTTTTTCTTTTATTTATTTCAATAGGAGTAGGGAGACTTGAACTCCCACGAGATTGCTCTCAACGGATTTTAAGTCCGGTGCGTCTACCGATTCCGCCACACTCCCACAAAATCTCAGAAAACATGAGTTATTTTGATTCTACCTCATAAGTCGGAGGATGTAAACGGCAGTATTCATTAAACGTGATTTTCATTTCTTTGTTAGTTAATCCACAGTTTTGTGCAGCAGTTGGAATGTTCCACCTTGCGGCAAAAAGCATCTCCATAGATTGTCTTGTTTCAGGTCTCATAGAGGAGAAGAATAAGCAAGAGTATCTTCATCCACTGTAGAACGAACAAAGTTTAACACGTTCATAAACTCTTCTACGGTGTCGCAGACTACTTCTTTTTTTGTTCCTTCGTCGGAGTACAAATAAACTGTTCGTCTAAGTGGATCCACCACGCATCGTGACAGGTATTCGTCAGTCATTCGGTTTGTTTTGTGATTACCTGAGTATCATAGCAGGTCTTGGGGGTGGTGTCAACCCTTCACATCATAATGATATCCAGCAATGGATCTTTGAGAATTATCTCCTGGATAATCTTCAATAGTTCCTTCATACTCCACTATAAGTTTTTCGGTATCCTTTCTTTCTGCCATAATGTGATAAAAACAATCAATAGGCATACCACCATTTGTATGAAGATACACTTTTTCACAATCCCATCTTTGAACAAAAACTTCCTGATGAGCACCAATAGGAGTTAAATTAACTGTAATTGATTGAATATCAACCAGTTCTTTCCAATATAACGGCAATTCAATTTCAGTTTTGTTAGTAACTCTTCCCCGAATATAAACTGCTGCTTCTGGACCTTCTACGCAAGCATGAGTAAGTCTCCAACCCTCTTTCGTTGGGTGAGGAATATCAAAATCTTTTTTCGCTGATAATACATGAGAACCTCCATTGGATTTAACATCTCCCTCCGCTTTAACATCTCCAACTACCATTAATGCTGCATTAGTTTCACCATCTCCTTCAATTTTTACATCTCCTCTTACAAAAAGAGATCTTTTTGGACTCTCACAATCCACATTTTCAGTTCTTGCGATCATCAAGGTTGCTTCTCTTTTTAGATATGCCCCACCTTTTCCTATTTGTGCTGGTCCCTCAATAAATGTAGAACCTCTTATTTTACCTTTTGGTCCCAATCCAAGTGCTATGGGTTGCCCTGCACCAACCATCAATTGTCCACCGAAGGCAGCATCATCCAACATAAATGCCATAAGTTTTCTCCTTTACCTACTGTTTTTTCTTTTAAAATCTTTTCCACCACATTTTCCATCCTGATTTGCACATCCATCAGTCACTCCACGAATAATTGATGAATAAATTGTCATAGCACTATTTGCAATGATTTCTGCAGATCCTGCTGATGCAAGTTTATACATTGTTCTTGCATTAATAAGAACTTTTTTTGCATCAAGTTCGATAGTTTCACTTGCTTTTATTCGAATATTACCTTTAGTTCCTCCATCTCCTACTGCAATGAGTTCTATATCAGTTCCTTGTAATCTTATTTTACCATTAGATGCAATAATATCAATGTTTCCATTAAGTGCATTAATGAATAGAGTGTCTTCTGCTTCTGCCTTATCTTCTCCTGATTGAATTGAAATTCTTCCGGGTGCAGTAATTTGAGTAGCTCCTTTTCTGGGACCATCCTTATCTAGAGCAATCGAATGTCTTCCATCAGATGCTTGAAGTAATATACTCGAAGTAACTGCTCCATCAGCAGAAACTTGTCCAAAACAAATTGAACCATGATCATTACCTTGACTAACTGATGTAAAGCTCTTTTTTGCAGTATCTCCAGTTTGAGTTTTTTGTGCAGGTCTATTCTGGGGGGTTGGCATATAATTACTTATAAAGGCGTATACATTTCAATTTGTGGATATTCAGTAAATCCAAATCCAGGATCAATAACAGAAACTTTAATCACTCTTCCAAAAGATCCAAAAACTGGTTCAAGAATAGCACCATTACTTGGAGTTATTCTAATTTTATCAGTAACATTATAATTAATTCCAGGATCTGTTACAAGAACTTCACTTAATCTTAAGGATACTGAATAAATTGCTCCTGGAGTTGGTTCTTGAGTGAACGGAACTGATGGTGGGAAATAATCTCCAGCACCAACAATGCTATTACTATTTAACGTTGGTTGAATTGTTCTTGGAATATTTAGTAAGGGATCATTACTTCTTATATCAGTGCCTTGTCTTAAAATTGCAGATGGTGGAGTAGTAATTTGTGCAAGAATACTTTCTCTTAAAGTATCATAAACTATTACTGGTTCTCCAACAGTTTCATAGAAACCTGCATAACGAATACCTCTGTTATAATAAACAGAACCATAATAAGCCCTTCCATTTACATATCCAGTTTGTTTTAATCCAACAAGATCAGTCACTTGTAAAAGTTTTTGTGGATCTATTACAATTGGATCTCTCACAACCTCAAATTGTGGTAGGAATGTTGCATTAATACCTGTTGGTGGTCCTGAAGGTGGAATAGGAGGTGGAATAGGAGGTAGAATGGGAGGAGTAGTGCCTAGAGTAGTGCCTAGAGTAGTGCCTGGAGTAGTGCCTGGAATAGTGCCTGGAATAGTGCCTAGAGTAGTGCCTGGAGTAGTGCCTGGAGTAGTGCCTGTAGTAGTGCCTGGAGTAATACCTATACCAATAGTACCAATACCAATACCTGGAGGACCGGGAGGAATTGCTACAATGACAGGTGGAACTGGTGAGGGAAAATTTGGTGGTATATAACCGTTACCGGGATCAATTACAATTATTTTTTTTACAACTCCTCTCTCTACTCCATCTTCAGGCACTGCTGGAGGTAGTTCTACATCAAAAGCAACGATCCTCATATCGTCAGAGTCGGATCTTGTGCCCAGTGCATCAGCAAACGCAGCATTGGACGCTTGACCAGGAGTAGGTGAGGCATTAAACAACTGATCAAGATTGAGTGGTCCTCCAGATAATGTTCCTTGTTGAACTACTGGTCTAGCAGGTCCAGCTACACCACCAATTGATGATGTAACTACATTATAATCAATATTTGGCTTTACTCCGTGTTTTTCAACCTTAGCACCTCTGTTTCTCGGGTTTCTTACTGCTTCTGTTATAACAAAGGAATGAGACTTATCTATTGCGGTAAAGGTAAATCTAAAACCTCTTCCAATGTCCCCTTGACCAGTTATATTCCAAGTTACATTTACAAGATCTTTAGAAGTATATCCTGGTATTGATAATTTATACTTAAGATCATATGTTGTTCTCCTACTTGCACCAATTCTTACATTACGTGGATTTGAAGGTGTAAATACACCTGCTTCAAAGGAACTTGATGAACCTGAAGAATATTCTTCAGGAAAATATGTCTTTGGATCCCAGTCACCAAGATCTTCTCCATTTGGTCCCCAATTTTTACCATAACCAACTCTTGTTGATGGGCAGATTTCAAGATTTTGTGGATCAGGTGTTTCATTTTTTTTAGGAATGTTTCCAATTGTTGCTAATAACACAGCACCACTTCCACTAGCACAAAGATCTTTTACAGAAGCAAGTGGTGGATATTGATAACCATTTCCACCACGAATAACATCGACTGCAAGAACCGCACCCGTTGGACTTATGACTGCATTCCCCGCAGCACCAATACCACCACCACCGAAAATTTGAATAGTTGGTGGACCACATTCCTTTTTAGAAGTAATTCCTCCACATTCTTCAGTTGGAACTAAATCATTAGGATTTAATGCATTAACTTCATTAATATTTAAATACTTAAGTGTTTGATTTCCATCCCTAAAAATAAAAATAGTTCCTGGATTTTTCTGAGCTTCTATATTTGCATCACAAATTGAGACATCTCGAACTAATCCCAAAGTTGGATCAATATATGCAACTTTAATATCATCTTTTCTTGGGGGATTAAATATATTTAATGCCATATTTAAGTTTTATATTTCTACTTTCGTCATAGTAATAGTATTTATTCTGCTAATGCTCCTCCACTTGCAGCACCACCTGGAGCAAAAGATCCAGAAGTTTCATTTCCTGTCAACCTTGTATTTTCATCACTAAGTAAATCATCAGTATCTTTTGATGGTGATGCAAAATCTGGTTGACTTGCAGAAGTTACCGTAGAAGGATTTTCTGTATCCTTACTAACTTGTGCAGGTCTTGGTAATTGTGCTTCTTCTGCAGCCCCAGCACCTTCTTGTAAGGTATAGAAATCTGATATGGGGCAATTTGGCTTTAAATCAGACTTAAAAATATCAAGAGAAATATTTTCAAAAGAAAGTGCTGATACAAGACTTGCATTAATATCAGGTATTTCTATTTCAGGAAGACCTCCAATTATTCTGGAAATTAAGTTTCCCATTTTGCTAACTTTTTCTGCAATATCATCAACACTTCCTGCAATAGTAGTTAGAGATGCTAATGCACTACTAGCACTTTCTTCTATCCCACTGATTTGATTCTCTTGAATATCATTTAAGAAAGCACCGACAGAGGTAATTATTGTTGCAATAGTATTATCCATATCTCCCATATTTGCAGCAATTACACTTCCTGTCAGTTCTTCAACAGAACAAATTGGAACAAAGGGTGCAGTTCCTCCTTTTGGGTTTGGATTATTTGGAGTGGGATTGGGAGGATCATTTGATGGTGTTGGATTTTTTAATTTGTCTGTTAAAGTACCTAATATTTGATTTGATAAATTATTCGTAATTTTGTCGAAGAGACCTACAAGTAATTCATTAACTTCTAGTTTTATATCAAAAAATTGAAATCTTTGATTTGGATACATTATATCAACTAAAGGTCCAAGTGTTTTATTGACTTGCTTTGCAGTATATTCTGAAATTTTATTAAAAACAACCTTCATATGTTTTGAAATTTTTGGTGCATACTGTTCCATTAAAGCTTGTATTTTTTCATCAGGAGTGCCAATACTTCCAGTTTGTGATACCGCATCAACATAAGATGATGCTGATTGCAAAATCTTATCCATTTCTTTTGTAAGACTTTCAATTTCTGTCTGCATTCCTTTCATTGCAGAACCAGTAACATCACAAGGACTTAACAACACAGACTTTTTAAGATACAAATCTAGTCTTTTTGTATCAGCATTACTCTGTAAATGAACTGCATCAGCATTTTCTATAGTTGCTCCTTTTCCTGCCTCTGGTTTCTTAATTACAAGTCCAGTGTCAGGTGCCTTTGGTTTTGATGATCCCGTGGCAGCTCCAGGATATGGTACTTTACCTTCAGCAAATCCACTAGTTGCAAGGCTTCCAGGTTGAGTATTAGTTACTTTCCCATCACCAATTTTTGTTGCAAGAGAAGTTTGTGCATTATTACCAAGCACTCCCATAATTACAGGAACTTGTTGCTCCTGACCATCTAGAAAGAAACCAAATACCATATTCCCCTGACGGAGATTTGGTGTTTGTCCAGAACTTCCCTGACCACCACCAGCAGTAATGGGATACATTACCTGTGCCCAAGGAAGTTGGTCTGATGCTATTTCAGCCTCTCCCTGATCATGAAGACCTATAATACGAACCTTAAATCTCCTACCCCATCCAGGAATTTGATCAGCACTTTCAAACTTTCCAGGTAAAATATTATCACGCCAGGTTGAGTCATCGGCAATTTGACCTACCCACCAGCTAAAACTTGCACCAAGAAAACCTGAATTAAATAAAGATCCTTCACTCATTGTTGTTTATACTTTCCATATTAATGGAGTCTTTAATGATATATTTATGATGGTAATGGAGATCCTTTTCTTCCTGTAGAGTCTCTACATAAAGTTAATTTAGTATATCCACCATCTCTCATACTAATATAGTGGCATAACTTTGCAATCACATAAAATCCTCCAAATTGTTTGTCCATAATTTTTGTATCTTTTGTAGAAATTTCTGGAGCATCAACAAAAAAGTAATCACCTGCGTGTAAACTAAAATCACCGGTAATTGTAATTTCAACTTTAGATGAAAAAAATTGATTATATCTCATTACGGATTGATTCAGAACATTTTTGGGATCAAAATTCTGTTCTGTAGATTTATCAATTTGTTGTTTTGAATCCCCTGTAGGCAGAGTTCCTTTATCTAAAAGCATATATTGAGTTCTTGAGTAGTCTTGATTTGCGCCCGGTTGATCAAATTCTTTATTATATTTTGGCAAATCTTTTCCTGCTTTTTGAAGATTTTTTTCTCCACCTTTGTCTCCTTTAACACTTGGATTTATAACTTCATAATAACAATTAAAAGGATCAAATAGAATTGTTCTTGTTGAGTATGTACCAATTTGCAATTTTGATTGAACACTTCCGGCAGAGGTGATTACATTATACTCTAATATTTTTCCACCATATTCAGGAGGAGTAGTTGATCCTCTTCCATCAGGAGTATTGTTATAGACATAACTTTTATATTTCTTTTTACCACCCCCAGGATCAGTTTCTGAAAGTAATCCTTCTACTGATTTAAATTTATATCCTTCAGAAGTTTCAAAGAAAAAGAAACCTGCGGTATTACCTTGAGCATTTGGTGTTTGGGGCACTGCTTTTCTTGCAAGTTGTAAAATAGTAGCAAATGGTCTCATATTGTTTCCAATATGATTTAGATTGTTAGATGTTTCTTCTATATCTAATTTTTTCTTCCCATCAACCTTTAAAGTTTCTTTAAGTATGCGATTAATGTGATCTGATATTTTTCCATCCAATCTAAAGTTTACAGTAGTTTTGTAATTTGTAATTGCTTCTTTGGATCCAAGATTTATAGAAACTAAAGATTTTGTATTCTCTTTTGCGATAGGTGCTATTGTATCAGTATATAAGGTGACTTTTATTTTTTCTTTATTAGGATCAGTAAGTTCCAAATCAACTTTTTCAGTTCCAACCATCTGTAAAGCATCTATAACCGTTTTTACTTCACCACCTTTTTCTATCGCACCCGTATCTCCAAAAAGAATATCAACCTTGAGAGTGGGACTCAAAAGATCTTCAAAGTAATATAAGTCGGTAATTAAAGATCCAATATCTGCTTTTGTTTTTTCGTCATTAGAATACACCAAACATTTATCAATGTTAAACTCTTTAGCTTGTGCTGATGTAATTGGTTTATTAGCCATTTTTTAAATCTTTTCTTAATACTATTTACCTTAGTTCTCCAGAATCTTGAGAGGGATCTTCTGAACCTCCACCTCCACCTCCACCAAAACCAGATGATGCATATTCTTCAATAACTGGACCCGGAATCATTATAACTTCTGGTGTAGAAACTTGATAACTATAATCATCTTCAGTTTCGGGGAATCCATCTTCGGTATATTGACTTAAGATGGATATTAAACTATCAGCAGCGTTCCTTCTCTGAGATACTGTTTCTACCTTATTAATTATATCATAAAAATTCATTCCATAAAGTCTTACAGAGTCTTCATCAACAATATATTCTCCTGGATGAGTCAGTGCATAGTCAGTTTTATTTACAGGACCACCTTTAGCATACAATTTCATTCGTTCTTGTGGAGCGACATTACCTTTTTCATCAAATCTACCGTGTGCTACAAATGAATTAGATCCCACAATATCAGCACTCACACCAAAACCATTTCGACGATATGCCATAGCTGTTGTTTTTAGTGGAAATGGTACAGGTTTCTCAAAATCAACCTGCATATCAATTCCACCAGCAGATCCAGATGCTGTATGTGCTCTTTGTGCTGCATCTACTTCATTCCCAGACTTATAATAAACTCCCCTTCTTCCATCATATACTCTACTACCTTTACTTAAGAAATAATCAATTGCTTGTTTTGCGGTTGCTCTTGCATCACCAAAATATTGTTTTTGTAGTATTGTTCCACCTGCCTGACTTCCTGGTCCGATATGAAAATGAACTCCCGCTGACGCACCAGAATTACCTTGAATAAATTTACCACCACCAAGAGTGCCTCCAGTTCCAGAACTAATATTATTAGCAGAAGATTCTTCCCTTAAAATGGCAATAGAAATAGATTGTGGAACAACAAGTCCAGCATTTCCCGCAGTATTAAAAGTATGCCTTTTAAATTTAACCTCATTTACTTGTTGAGAACGATCTTGTCCCGCACCTGCATCATAATTTCTAAACCCGGTTGAGGCAACTAATTTTTTAATTGATATATCATCAAGACCTTCACTTTTTAATACAGACATCAATTGTGCTGGATTTTGTGCAAGTGTTATTGCATCTTTAGCTTGACTAATTTGAGAGTCTGATAACTTTTGATTAATTCTACCATCAGTTATTGGAGAAAATTGCCCTCTTCCATTAATAACATCAGTTATACTACCACTCTTAGCATTAAAAGTGCCAGCACCAACCTTACCGGATTGTATTAGCCCAGCACGATTTAAAATTGCTCTTGCAACTAAAGCCATTCCAGTCTTTCCTTCTCCCCCTGCTTCTGCATAAACCATTCTTGTAAGTAAATCCATTTCACCTGCAGATATAGAAGCATCTTGAATGCCCTCAGATTCTGCACCAGGTTCAGCATCAGCACCTTTAACTATTCCTCGACCAGCATCGGATTTAAGCATAAATTGTTCTTTTAAAGATTGTAACAAAGTATTCACGGGATCAATCATACTTTCTCCTATAGCATCTCTAACCCAACTAAAAATATCAACAAATCCAAGTTCATCTGCTATAGAGTTTTTGGTTCCTGGAACTAAGGTCCTTCTTAATATAGTAACAAATAGATTGTTGACTGATGATGCAAGAGAGTTGTAGTCACCCTCCGATGAACCATTACCCATAATCATTTTAATGGGCATCTGTAAAAATGGTTTTAGAAATTCACCTGAAGACACTACGTTATATGAACCAGTTAAGTATGAATATGGGTTTATATATTGAGGATTTTCTGGATTTGGAAAAAATGTTTCTATATTAGATTTTGGTGAAGGAAACCCAGTGGTCGGATCCACATAATTCATCTTCCCACCAACATCTGCTCCTGGATTTAGTGGAGACATTGGAATTTCAAATGTTCTTAATATTGCCTTTTTACCTCCAGATCTAGTAATTACACCACCAATTGCTTCTTCACCTTCTCTAGTAACTGCGCCACCAGAGGCATATCCCATTGCCTTTGTTGCACCACTACCATATAAACTCCCAAAGGAACCCTTTTCTTTTGCAAGAGTTCCTAAACTTAAAGTATTCACTATCTCTCTGATTTGTTCTCTTATTCTTGCATCAAGTTTTTCAAGATTTTCTCTTTGTCTTCTAATCCCATCAGAGTCACCTGTGAGAGACATGATACCAAGATTAAGTAACTCTCCTGCATATCTAAATGGAGCTCCAATAATATCCAGTAATGTTCCAACTCCAGTTGAAACAAAATTAAAAAATTTAAGTCCAGGAAGAGCAGCGTTATATGCTACAAGTTTAAGTGCTCTTGTTATTGGATTTGGATCAAAATTTGCTTCCTTTAGTTGATATGCGACATCATTTTCAAGTTTTTTTGTAAATTTCCTTTGTTGAAACATCAGTTCACCTAAAAGTGAAGATGCTAATCCAACAAGGGCAACAACACCCACACCTCTTGCGAGAACACCAATTTTCTGACCAAGAGATTGAATGATCGCTCTAAATCCTTGTCGTTTTATTATTTCCTCCGAAACTGCTTCTCCAATTTCTCCAATAGCATTTTGATTGGCATCTGCCTGTGCTTTTATCACAATCAATTCTGAGAATAACATCCCAGCAATGAATACACTATTCATAACCTTGTTCATCATTCCCAACATATTTTCGTAACCTTTTACTCCTTTCTCACCACCAAGAATTTTTGCTTGTTGTTTTCCAAAATCAATAATTCCATATACCTTGTCTATAAAAGTCACCATTGCATTTAAAATTGTCCCTGCAAATTCAATTGCAAAGTTACCAACTTTAAGAGTGGTAATTAATAATCCTTTTAGTTGTGGTAGATATGGTAATAGTTTAAGAGCTAGTGATCCAAATAAAACAGTGAATAAAAAGTTCTTTACACTATCAAGAAATCCAAGACGTGGAGTAGAAAATCCTTTTATTTTACTTCCTCGGTCTTCATATTTTTCAAGAGATTCTTCTGTTTCTTCTCTACGACGTTTTTCTGTCAGTTTTATTTTTTGCTTAAACGCAATCTCCTTAAATTTATTTTTTTGCCCTACAAGTTTTTCTACTTGGACAACTTGTTTTTTAATTATAAAAGAAGTGGGATCTTTTAGTTTAATATACGCCATTTTTTATGCTCTCAACTCCAACATATCTTGTTCCCAATTAGATCCAAAACCACCACCAGAAGATCCTTCATAAGACGCTGATTCAATATAAGTTGGTGGTCCCTGAATTATTATAGGATCAGAGTTCTCAACAATCACTTCAGGTCTTTGATCTATCTTTCTTCCAGTATATTTACTCAAATGCTGTATTAGTTGAGAAGATTTTTCAGATCTTTGTTTTTTGTTTTCAACTCCATTAATCATACCAAAGAAAGAAGTTCCGCCAAACAAGTCAACCGAATCCTTATCAATTACGTACTCGCCTTTATGAAGTAATCTAATTCCACCCAGAAGAGTTGGGCCACCAGACATTCTTCCCGATTGAATTGAATCATTCAATCCCAAAATACTTCGCACTTTAGCAGATCCACTAAACTCTCTCTGCCCAATTGCACCAGATCCACCCCATTGAATACCAGGAATATCAATAGCCAAATTAGAACCATGATATCCAGGATCCCCAGATCTAAATTCACTACCAATTTTAATTCCAGATGATTGCAATGCTTTCTTTGCCTTTTCCTTGTTTTCGACAGTGGAAAAAGCAATATGATCATGATAATTTTTAGGCAATCCATGTCCTGACAATTCAAAATTGGGATGACTTGGATCTCCAGTGATATACTCAATTGCATTAAATAATCCAGGACTTGATGGTTTATACCCAGATTTATTTTGAGTTGATGATAAAGAAACAGGTTTAATTTTGGTAGATGTTGGTGAAGTGCTCAGTGATGGTGCGCTCCTCGCTGCCTCTGCTGCAGTTAAGTGTGCTCTGTATTTTCCTGTTTTATAAACCGTCCATGCACCCAATCCCTGACTTTTTCTAATTGCATACGCTGCTTTAGCATTAGTAACAGGATCAAATAATTGATCTTCACTCTGCAGACCATACTCCTTCATTCTCGCTGGTCCGAGTCTCCCTATCATATTGATCTGCCACAATCCATAAGACTTATCTGGTGGTTTAAAGTTTTTGGCATTTGAATTTCCACCAGATTCTGCTTTTGCTATGGCAGCCATAATAACTGCTTCATTTTCAGAAAAACCAGCACCTTTTGCAAGTCCCACTAATTGCTCCATAGTCAATTGTCCACCTGGAACTGATCCCTCAACCATATCATCGGGACTTTCACTACCTGTCTGAGTTGCACTTGTAGTTTCATCTGGTTTTGGAATAAGTCCAACTTGAATTTTTAGTAAGTTTATAATACCTCCAAGCGGTACACTCATAGACTTCATTAAAAATCCTGATATTGATCTATTAAATTGTTTAATATCAATCAAAGAAGAAAACTTTTGATATGCTCCTGGGTTTGTTTCATATAATCCCAATAGCATAAAACTACTTAATGATCCAGCTGCTCTATCATAATCATCTTTTATAACTTGATCTCCCAATAAAGTTTTGGTTGTGAGAGCAAATACTGAACCCAAATCAGAAATATAACTAATCGTATCATAAGAATCAGTCATATAACCATAACGATCCATTTTAGAATTATCGCCTCCCGAACTAGGAAAAACTTCAGCAAAACGTTCTTCACCACCAATAGAAGCACCTGGTTTTGTAGGTGCTTGTTTGATATCTTCACCTCTAGGAATATCAACTTCCTTTACTTCTGTTCTTGGAATATCAACAACAGATCCACCTCTAGCATATTTTTGAATTGATATTACTCGTCCACCACCACTATATCCCATATCTTTAACTGCTTTTTCACCATACAAACTTCCAAAAGACCCAGGAGTTGATAATTTTTTAGCAGTATCTTGTTGACCAAAAAAACTAAAAACCGGTGCAAAAACTCCAGATAATCTTCTAAAATTTTCTCTTATTCTTGCATCAAACTTACCAAGATTTTTAGCTTGTTTTTCCAATCCATCTTTCATATTAAACATTTTCATAAATCCAGCACGTACCAACTCAATACCATATCTAAAAGGAGCACCAACAATATCAAAAAGAGTTCCAACTCCCTCTAGAATACCAAGAGGAACCTGAAAAAATTTGGATATTGGTCCAAAACCAATCAATCCTTTTGTCCATTTTGTTAACTGAAATACACCCTCACCAGCAGCAGAGAAAAGCAATCCAGCACCAATGATAATTCCAGCAGATGCTAAGGGACCAAGTGCCAATTTTCCTGCCGTTTTTGTCGCTGCATCTGCTGCAGCATTTGCAACTTCACCAGACACCTTATTCTTAATAGCATCAGCAGTTGCTTCCATGGCTTTTGGGGCACTTGACAATCCTGCAAATGGACTAAAATCACTGAATAACATTCCAGCAATTAAAAGTTGATTTATTAGTTTAGTGCTTTCACTGGTAGCATTATCTAAAGCTGAGATTGCTTTTTCACCACCTACCTTTCCTACAATTTTTCTTGCATGATCATATGCTTGATATCCATAATCAACAAAAGTAATCAATCCATTTAATATGTTTCCAGCAGTATTGAGAATAAAATTTCCAACTTTTAAAGCAGTAGTTGCAAATTGTATGAGTTGTGGAAGATATTTTAATAATCTTAAAGCAACAAATCCAAGTAAAACATTAACTATAAAAGTTTTGAGAGTATCTAAAAACCCAAGTCTTTTACCCACCACACTCTTAATACCTGTTCCTAAAGAACGTAGAGGTCTTTCTAATACTTTTTCATAATCAATAAATCTTTCTCTTTCTGCATTAGACTGATTTAAAGTAATTCTTTTTTTCTGAACATTCAGAGTAGATTTAAGTAGTTTCTCCTTACTAATAAACTGCTTCTTAATAGATTGTAAGGTTCCTGTTAAGGGAGAAATCATTTTTGCCATTATTTAATATTCAACTGATTTGCAGTTTTCCTATTATCTTTACCTGGAGGTATTTTTGGCACTTGTTTTTTTGGTTTTGGGCGCTTGCCACCTCTTGCACCACCCATTCCACCACCTGCAGGATTATATACCTTTGGTGCTGGTTTTGGTGTTGGAGTTATTTGTTTTCCTTTTACTGGAGTTGCTCCAAGTTTTGCTTTTCTTGCTTTTTGTGCTTTATCGGCTGCAGCAAAATTAGCATAATACTTACCATCAGATGAGGAGTAGTATCTACCAATAGATTCTGCACCTGCTTGTTTCATTTTCAATGTTGCTGCTGCGTCTGCTGCTTTATTTTTATCAATATCTTTTTGAGATCCAAACATTGAGGTAAACCCTCTTCCTATTTGCCCCAGAAGTCCACCTCTCTTCTTAAAATCTTCACGTCTTGCTTCAGCTTCTGCTTCAAATCTAACTCCTCTTGATGACCTAGTTGCACCAGCTCTACTTAACTTATCAAGTCTTTGTTGAGATGCAAGAGAAGTCATTCTAGATTTTTTTGCAGCCATCGCATCATTGTAACTTCCATATGTTTTTTGATCTGATGAAGAATAATACTTTCCTTTTGATGCAGCATAATCAGTTCTTGCCTGCATTCTTGGACCACCAAAAGTTCCTCCAGGTTTAAACAAATTCATTGGATTGTATGGATTCATACTAGATTGTCCCTGTGCCTCTGCAAAAGCAGCATCACGAGCACCTGCAAATCTAGATTGATATGGAGTATATCCTGTCCCTGCTGCTGGTGTGGCAGTTGTTCCCTGTTTTGCCAGATAATCTTTTTTAAACTGTGAGTAATTTAAATCTCCAAAAGCAGCTTTTTCATAAAGAGGATGAGTTGGATCACTAAATGCTCTATTCCATTCTTTTCTTATTTGTGCATCTCCCATTCTTCTTTGCTGCGCTTTTTGTATAATTTTCTTTCTTTCTGCGTCATCTTTAGCAATTCTTCTTTGTTGCTCTGGAGTTAGTTTTCCACTACCAATTCCGGTTGATGCACTAACAGATTCAACAAGACCTTGAGCACTTGAGGCAGCACTATTAGACATTTTTTTAATGTCTATCTGTGGAAGAGTACTCATTCCACTTATAGAAGGTGTAGATGTAGGTCTTTTTGTTGGGGGGTTATTTTTGTGATATTCACTACCAGTTTTTATCGGAGGGAGATTTACTTTTTCGTCTGGTGTTGCGTTGGCTAATGCTCTCCTTCTTGCACTTTCCCTATCATAAGCGCCTGCACCATGCACTGCATCATATTTTCTTCTGCGATCATCAACGCCACCATATGTTCTTGACTCGCTCCCAACCTGAACTGACTGCTCTCGTGCAAAGTTTCTTGTGTCCCTATCACTGATCATCCCACCACCAGCAGCATAAATTCTTTTCTGAACAATTTTTGGTTTATTAGTTCCTCCACCTGCGGCATTCATTGCCTCTAAAGTATTAACACCAAACTTCTGAACAGCACCACGAGACATCACAAACTCGCCGTCTGTCAGCATCGCAGGGACTTTATCAATACCTTTTGGTCCAGATACGACTCCAGGGATACTATTCAATATTCCTGCAAATCCACCAGACCCAAAAAGCTGTGCAAAGATACCTAGTTTGGAATCAACTTGCCCACCAGAGGCAGCAAGCATCGTCTTAAAATCAATAAGACCCCCACCAAATGCTTCTGCAGTTGGTAAGGTTGCTGGTTCTGGTACTGATACTTGTGGAGCATCCTCTCCACCCATCATACTCTTTGCTGCTAAAACACCACCACCAGTAATAAGAGCCCCGACTCCCAATCTTACAGCAAGACCTTTAAATCCTCCTCCACCACCAAGACCAGATAATAATGCTCCTGCTTTTTTAAACTTAAGCGCAGATGCTATAGCACCTGCAAGTTTGACTGCTATTCCACCAAGACCTGTAATTACTCTTAGACCAATACCAGCAAGATTTCTTACAACTCTACCAAATCCTGTGCCAAAAAGTATGTAACCAGCAACAAGAGATGGCCACCAGTCTTTTAAAAATCTAGCAATAGATCTTATTTTACCTTGATTTTCTTCTTTAGAAAACCAATCTATCAAATTTAATATTGCTTTTCCTATAAATAAAGTAACAAAAAATTGTATAATCTGATCAAGAATACTTTTTACAGGTGCAACAACTGCTTGAGCAACATTTTTAACTGCTACAAAACTATTTTCTAATCCAAGTTCTATTTTTTTTCTTCTAGCGTTTTCTTGATTCTTTTTTTCTTGATTTGCTTCTGCAGTAACCTGATAATTTTGTTGAGTAAGAAGTTGAGTAATTTTTGCAAGAGACTTTGAAATGTCTTGAAGAGCAGCAGTATCCGCAGGAGCAGCAACCAATTGTTGCTGGGGTTGAACCACAGCAGATTGAACTGTTTTGGTGCTTCCCATCAATTTCTGTGGATTTGCTGCTACCATTTTCTTTTACATTAGAAATTAGATTTTTGTTGTTGCTGTTTTAGTTGTTCCTCTTCAAGGTGTTGTTGTAATAAACCAACGTAAATATCCCTTTCCCAAGGAATCATATTTTCAATTTCCCATAATGAATATTTATGGTACTGCATCAAAGAAAAATTAAGTCTAAAGTAATTCTCAAGGTCCATATGGACCATTCCTATGCGAAAAAACTTGCTAACCCTTCTAAAACAACTTCACTTTCCACTCCTGTCTTTGGATTTTTAATTTTTATCTTATGCGAAAGTTTAGGCATCGTCTCAAAGAACTTCTCAATATCCTTAAATTGAGATGAGTTCATTGATTCTAAAAATTCAGTAACTTCTTTTTTGGTAACATCAGAAGTAGACCAAACTTCATCTTCAGTATAAATCTTATCAATACAGGATGCAATAAGATCAAAAGATTGATCCATAGCATTTTGATTATTAAAATCAAAATTATTTTTAATAAACTGCTCAAGTGATGGATATTTCATTTCCATCATAATTGTTGGATCTACTTTAATTTTATTAGTGTGATCTTCACTTTTTTGCACTTTAATATCATCAAGATTAATACTTACAGAGACATTGGTTTCATTATCGTCTGGACAAATAATATTAACGTCTACTTCTTCACCAACAGACTTACCACGAATATTAAGAAACAAGAATTCAATATCAAAAGTAGGTAAATTTTCTACTTTAATATCTTTGGTAAGAATGCAGTTTTTGATGACTGTTTTGATTGCATTTGTGATTTGTTTTGTATCTTCACTCTCCAATGCAATAACTAAAAGTTTTTCTTCTTTAACAAGAAAAGGTCTATATTTGATTGATTGTTCTGTAGAGGGCAACTCAAGTTCATAAGTTGGTGTTGAAATTTTTGGGAGTCCCATAATGTCCTATAATGAATTTCAGGTATGGTTATTTATGAGGTCTTTGGGGAAGATTAAAATAGAGTAAAGTTTGATGCTTGCGAAGCACCAGCACTATCAAAAGGAACTCCACCAGGAGTAATATTTCCAGTAACACTACTTAAATTTACATTAGGGTTAAATGCTTGATTATTAATCTGTGCGAGTTGCTGTGGTGTTGCATTAAAATTGGAGGAAGGTGCGAGTTGCTGTGGTGTTGCATTAAAATTGGAGGAAGATGGATCCCCAGTTGCTGCCTGAGGAGATGCAGGACCAGCAGCAGTTGCTCTATCTATAAAATATCTAACATAAGAAAATGAAACCGTACATTTTAATAATGAAGATGCATCATAAGAAACAGACATTGAGTTAACAGCGATTGGGAAAACATCTACAAATTTATAAGTCATTTGACCAGCTTTTGTTCCTTCAACATTACCAATACTACTTCTCTCAAATTTAGTTACTTTAAGTCCTTGATTGCAAATATAATTTTTGGGGTAATTCATCCTATAAAAATATTCACTATTTTCAGTTCCGGGCCGTCCTGCGTCTGAAGCAATTGATTCTCCTGCAATATATTTTATCCAAGTTTCAAAATATCTAATTGGCAGATAATTTTCAGCATCAACATAAAAAGTTAAGTCAATACGATCATCAAATTGTCTCCTATATGCATGTTTGTGAGTAGCTCCGTGGAAGTCTCCGGTAATACTATGAGTTGCAAGTTGAGACCCTGGAAGTATTGCTTCAGAACAAAGAAGATTTAATTTGTCTTCGTCATATCTGACTCCATTTTGAGATAAATATTGCGGAGTCAAACCTGTAGGGTTTGGAATAGTGACCTCAAAATGAGATGTAAGTGCAGGATGAAGTAAGTTTGCTTTAATGTGTGCTATGTTCCTTTCGGTAGGCATTTATAAATACTTTTTGATCTTATATATTATGTAGTGGGGATAATGGGAGAAAGTTTAAAGACCACCTACAAACCATCATATCCTCAAAAATATATTGGTAATCCTAATAATATTATTTGTAGAAGTAGTTGGGAAAGAAAATTTTGTTATTGGTGCGATCTAAATGAAAATATAATTGCGTGGGGCAGCGAAGAAATTCGTATCAAATATTACGACCCAGTAAAACAAAAAGTAAGAACATACTTTCCAGATTTTATTATCAAAGTGAAAGAGCAATCTGGGGAGATTAAAAAATATATTATAGAAATCAAACCACAAAAGCAAACAATGGAACCAAAACCAAGATCAAGAGCAACTAAATCATATCTCTACGAGGTTTATACATATGCAACCAATCAAGCAAAGTGGCGAGCAGCAGAGGAATTTTGCAAAGATAATATGATTGGATTTAAAATCATCACAGAAAAAGATCTATTCTAATGGCAGAAGGTTTCGGACAGTATGTTGGTATTCCTCCAAGAATGAGAGAGTTAAAAAAAAGAATTGACAAAGAAGGAGCAAAAGATCCAGAAGACTTAATGTTGATTATTACAGATGTATTAAAGGAAGAAGTATTGTATCCAGAACCAGGAAAGTTTTATACATTCATTTATAATCCAAAGACACCAAATATTGAGTATGACCAACATCCTTTGATTGCTTGTACATCATTAGAGAAGTGGGGATTTAAAGCAATCAATTTTCATTGGAGACAAGGAAGACAATATACCTGGGAAGAAGTTGCAGGAAAACTTCACGTTATAAAGTATGATGAACTTGATGAGATGCTTTCTATACCTTATGCAAAGTTCCGTCTAAATAAATAAAAAACCGTGTCTAATGGCTACTACGACTAGTGGTATTAATAAAGTAGGAAATAATTTCTATAACACATCAGTCACTACGAACGCTGATGGGTCTTTAAAGGCAACTACATTCAGAACTGATTCTCAGGGAAATAATGGAGTACCAGTATCAACCGTTAATACGACAAGTGCTGGGGTGTCAACTCGTACACCTGAACCTGGTGCAACAGCGGCAGAAACGGCAGCATTCAACAACCCAAACTCTCCAGAAAGACAGGCATATACACAACAAGTTCAATCGCAAAATCCATATGGTGCAAATCCAACTGCAGAACAACAAAAAGCAATAAATACTGCTGCGGGAACACCAAACAAAGCAACTAATAGTCCAAATCCACCTAGTCAAGCAGCAGCTCCACCAACACCCGAACAATCAGCAGCGGCTGCTGCTGCTGCTGCGGAAGCCGATAGTTTTAAAGCGGGAACAAGAAAAAAATATGAGAATTTAAGATATCCAGAAAACTTGTCGCTAGAAACTCAAGATGTAATTAAGTTCACTATTTTACAATACAAACCATCCCTAGCAGGAAAAAACGCAACACAAACAGGTAGAATTGTAGATCTTAATGGTATAGTAGCAGGTACTACAGTACTTGGTTCAATTACTCTACCCATTCCCGCTGGAATTAGTGATGGCAATACTGTAGGTTGGGCAATGGATGATTCACTGAATGATCTACAAGAGGCCGCAGCCCAGGGCGCAAATATATTTCTGAGTGGGGGAAGTGCAGAAGAAGCGTCTCAACCGGCGATGGACAAACTAAAAGGACCAGAATTAAAAGATACAGTGAGAGGAATTATTACAGGGATGGCAGCGCAAAACCAAAATGTTGCAAAAAGAACGCTAGGTGCTACTCCGAATAACAATCAAGAACTTCTCTTTGGTAGTGCAGGTTTAAGAAATTTTACATTTGGATTTTCATTTTATCCAAGGAGTGAACCAGAAGCAATAATAGTAAGAAAAATCATTCGCACATTTAAACAATCAATGTCAGTAAAACGAAGTGAAACTTCTTTACTTTTAAAATCACCACATACTTTTGCTATTCAGTATATGACCACAGGAAAAAAACAACATCCTTACTTAAATAGATTTAAGGAATGTGCTCTAACTTCTTGTAGTGTTGATTACACTCCTGATGGAACATATATGACTTATGGTGGATCTGAAAAATCAATGACTGCTTACAAAATGACATTACAGTTCGGGGAACTTGAGCCACTCTTTGATGATGAGTATGGTGAATCCGACTACAATAATGTAGGTTTCTAAAATGTCAAATTACTTCAGTTACATTCCAGATTTAGATTATGTGAGCAGACTTCCTGATTCTAAAATAGGAGATTATATTCGTGTTAAAAATTTATTCAAAAAAGGAAAACTCAGAGAAGATATTTTTCAGAATTTATCGTTCTTTGAGAAGTATAAGATTATAGGTAATGATCGTCCTGATAATGTTGCATTTAAAGTTTATGGAGACTCAAAATTAGATTGGGTTATTCTGTTATCAAATAATATTCTCAATATTCAATCAGAATGGCCATTACCTCAAACAGATTTTGATAGATTTTTATTAGATAAGTATGGTGATTATAATACTCTTTATAATGGTATTCATCACTACGAGACAGAAGAAGTTAAAAATAGCCAAGGGGTTACAATAGTTCCTGCCAGACTTCAAGTAGATGCTTCTTATTCTGTGAGTTATTATGATTTCTTTATAGAACAACAGATTACTACAGGAAATATTTCAGTTCCAATCACAAACTATGAATATGAAGAAAAAGTAGATAATGATAAAAGAAATATTTTCTTACTTAAAAGTACTTATCTTGGCATTATTATAAATGATATGCCAGAAATTATGGAATATAGAGAAGGTGCCACTCAGTATGTGAGCAGCACCTTAAAAAAAGGAAATAATATCAAACTTTATAGTTGATTATTCTGCCAAACGGGAAAAATATGCGAGAGCATCATCCTCATCCTCATCTTCATCAACAGCACTAGTGACTGTAGGAAGTGTAGGAGACTTAGAACGAGCATAAGACTGCTCAAGTTCTTCTAGAACTTTAGTCTCACTATTTACTGGTTGATTATAAGATTCGTACCGATCTTCTTGTTCTACAACAGCACGAGACTGAGTAGGAGAAGAACTTGGACTCAATCCAAGAACCATATTCATACGACGCTCAAGTTCCTCGTAAGTCTTGAACTGATCTGGTGCGGTGATCGCAGTCAGTGAATATTCCTTTTTCCAGATTGCTTCCATAGCATCATCATCGTCCAGCAAAGGACCTACACGATCAAACTCAGACTTATCATAGTTCCAGTAACCATCTTTCTTTACAATCTTCAGTTTGAAATTTGCTCCCACCCAGAAATCAAAAGGATTGATTGGTGATTCATCTTCAAACTCAGGTTGCATTGCTTCCATAATCTTATCAAAGATTTTCTTACCATACTTAAACAGAAAGACTTTACCCTCATTTGAAGGGTTTGTAGGATCTTTTACAACGTAGATGTTGGAATAATAATTCAGTTTACGTTTTTGTTTACGAACAATTTCTTTATTTGTTTCTGATCCAGTGTTCCATAATTCACGATTATATTCACCAAGTGGATCTTTACCACCAATAGTAGTCAAAGAATTTTCAATATACCACCCACCATTTCCTTGGAAGGCATGTGAGTACATTTTTGCCCAGGGAAGTTCTTCACCTTCAGGAGCAGGCAGGAAACGAACAACTGCAAAACCGTTGCCAGTTTTGTCCAGTTCAGGTTTCCAGAGACGATCATCATCTCCACCTGAAGTTGTGCTCATCTTCTCTACTTCTTTGACTAGTTTCTGTGTAAGAGATCCCAGAGAAGATTGTTTTTTAAGGTCTGCGAAAGACATAGGATTACCTCGGATTTGTACGTATTTGGCTTTTGTGTACCTTGTTATTTTATCAGTTAATTATCTAACTGTCAATCTGTCTTTTCATCACTTGAAGCATTTCTGACATTCTTCCAAGCACAACATTCATATCAACATTTGGTGGAAGTCCCATCATAATTGCAGACTGACAGATTTTTTCTTTCATCTCAACAGCATCAGGATCGTCCGATAAACTCAAGCGAGCATAGAGAACCTTTTGCTTGTCCAGGAGTTTTTCCATTAGTTCAACATGATAAAGTTTATCAGTATTAGACATAGATGGAAACTTTAATACGCTTCCATAAACCTCTTCTTGCAGTTCAGAGATTTCTGTCATCTCTGCTCTTACAATTTCTGAATCAAAAAAACTCATGCTCCTCCTAAAACGATTTCTTTCAAAATTTTACGAAATTTAAGTACATCAATATTTATGAATCGTTCTTTAACCTTTGTTTTCTTTCTCTTGCCCGTTTTTTACGGGTTTCCCTATCTTTTTTATTTTCCCAATACCTATTCTTTTCTCTAGATCGTCTATCTAAAATTTGTTCCTCAGTCAAACCTTTTGCCCATCTTTTCTTTTCATAATCTGGATTTTTATCTCTCCACTTTTCTCTAGATTGTTCTTTTTGAACTCTCCTACGTTCTTTCATTTCTTCATCAGAAAATCTTTTAGAACAAATAAATCCAGTGGATGTTAATTTAGATTTATTGGCAAAATGTGGATTAATAGCAACATCATAATAATTATGGAGAATTATTTCATCTCTCATCGCATCCTTTCTTGTATCATAATGATCTTTGAGTATTATTTTATGAGTTGGTTTAAATGTTTTATCAGAAAATGAACCAAAGTAATTTACATCTTCTTCTGGTAAGCAATCACAACTTCTGCTGCCAAAATAACCCATACCCCATTCTTCATAAGAATAGTAGGTATAGTGATACTTCTTGTTAGTCATTTCTACTCTAAACTACCGCACAAGTATTTATAATAGAAAGGAGGCACCAAAGGCACCTCCCACCCGGAACGATTGCGGTAGTTCAGGTATAATTATTTAGTACGTTCATAAAATTATTTCTTTGAGAATCTTTTTAAATTTAAAAATATCTATTTGAAGGAATGGTGTGTATTTTTTAATTTTGAGAGAAACACACTCCCACACAGGATCTTTAAGTTTCTTATCAAAATCTTTACCGAACAGGAATATCTTATCGTAAATAACCATTGTCTCTAATGAAATTTTTCCACCCAAGAATCTTTTGAGAAGAATTGGATGTCCTTTTGAACATTTAAAAACTTCTTCAAGTTTATTTTCTTCAAAAAGATATTCAGATTCTTCTTTAAACAGATATGATAATGATTGAATTTTTTTCTGCCAGTTTTTATATCTCCCTTCACCTTCCTCAACTATTTCACCAATCCATAAAGTTTCTGGATCATTACAAGATACAAAGTTTGCAACAAAAAAATCTATAACTTCTTGATCTGTTTTTTGTCTTGAGAACTTTTCAAACCACATCCTATCTTTCCGTTTGTAGAAAGATTGTACTGTTGCTCTTGATTTACCACAATACTTATGATAGTCAAAACTATCTTTTGTAAAGTGATTTTTGAGTGCAAGATATTGACAATAGGCATCATATGGCATCATTCAAAAAAGGTAATATAAGGAATTTTTTGCCGGGATTTTTTACCCTCTAAAATGGATTAAAAAACCAATTTTGCACGAGAGGTCTTCTTAAGAAAGTTGAGTTCCGTTGCCTCACACTTAATTTTTTCTTTTAATGGTTTTGAAATAAGTTTAGGAACTGATTCTAAATCAATGCTATTCTTCTCACAAAAATGAACTATAGCATCAATGTAATTCATCTCAACATTAATTTGTACAAGATTTTCAATTTCTTGTGCGAATTTAGATGGGCAGAAGAACTTATCTTCTAGTGCTTTTTCTAATTCATTCTCCATCTGACCTAGTATTGTGATGTACAAATTCTTTAATGTAGCGAACTAATAACTTAATATAATCCCCTTTGTTTCTTTTGTCAAATATTTTTACTTCTCCAGTTGGTGTTACCATAATTGTGATTAATTTCTTAACTATTTTTCCAGTTAATTCATAATAAGCAGCAGCATAAAATGTTTCTTGAACAAAGTAGTTTTCCAACCACTCTTCTGGTTTAATCTTTTCGGAAGTCTTAAAGTCGATGACTGCAAGTTCTCCTTCATATTCTGCAATACAGTCCGTTCTTCCAGCAAGTCCAAAATACTCAGAGTAAAGTGTGCGTTCAATTGCATGAATATTATTTATCTTATCAAGACAAGGTTTTGCATGATAGAACATAAACTTTGATATGGGTTGATAGTTTTCCCATACAAGTTCTTTATTCTCCAAATAGTCTTGACAGACTTGGTGAAAATCAGTTCCTCTTGCTGTTGCTCTTTTTGTAATACGATTTGCTTCTTCAATCCCAACTTTCTTTCTCCACTTAACAAAAATCTCACGATTATAGAAAGAAGTTACAGAAGTAATTGAGGGAACCCACTTACCACTGGGAAGATTGTACAGACGAATACTCTCTGTAGTCTTACAATTTAACTCAAGGTCACCCAAGTAATTATGATGAATAAATGTCAAAGAGTAACCCCCAACTCATATTTTGCTGTTAGATATTCTTTAACCAAATAAGATCTTACAATATCTTCAATACCAAATTCAATAATATCAAACGATGGCATTACTCTTAAAATTTTCATAAAATCAATAATACCATTACGTTCATTAGTTTTTACCAAATCACTTTGCGTTGCATCACCACAGAACATAATTTTAGAATCTTCACCAACACGAGTGATGATAGAATCCAATTCGTGCCCATTTAGATTGGCAAATTCATCAACAATAATAATTGCCTTGTCCAGTGTAGTTCCACGAATAAAGGAGGTGCTCCAAAAACTAATTGTTCCTTGTGTTTTAAGATTACCATAAAGCATTTCAAAGTCTGCTTCTGATGGCAACTCAAACATATACTTTACCATATTCTTATAAGGAATTTGATAAAGAGAGGATTTGTCTTCGTGATCACCAGGAAGAAAACCAATTTCTCTAGTAGCAACAAGTGAACGAACAATATAAATTTTTTCATATGGAGTTCTTTCATCTAAAACATCTCTAAGAGCATTATAGAGAGTAATAAAGGTTTTACCTGTTCCAGCACAACCATATGCAACAAGATTTTGATTTTCCTTATAAGCATCAAAAAGTATTTCTTGATTCTTTGTAAGAGGTTCAATCACTCTCATTATGTCTTGATTAATTGGCTTCTTGCGCTTCGTTTGCTTATTACTCATACTAAAAGGTACTGGAGTTTTTGGCGTATTTCTTCTTGAGACCATGTTTAAGTTTTTTGTAAATGATTTGCAATTTTTAAAATATGTTTTGTGAATAAAGGTTTCATACTTTTTTTACTTTTGATCCAGGAGCACGCGAAGTTCTATCTAAAATTTCATTCCATCCAGGATGAGATTTTTTAAGTTTATCATAAACCTCACCCAGTTCTCCAGATGCAGGGCAAGTTGTTGGATCAGACCAATCACGATCCCAATCAGAGTTATCCTCTTTCCATTTCTCCCAATCATGAACACTTAGAACAATTTCCTTCTGTTCACCTGTAACTTTATTAATAATGGGGTACGTCGCCAAAATTTTCACTCCTAAATTATATGTTTGTAAGCGTTTGACTTTCCTTTGCGTATCTGACAAATTAAAGATGGTGCTATACAGAATATTTATTCAAGAGTGATAGAGGGAGCATCGTCGCATTCTATACAATCAATACACTCTTCAATATCTGGATTTCTTTCAAGATATTCATCAAGACTTTCTTTAGTAAGAAAGACTTTAAAAACATTTCCTGTCAAGTTATCCTTAAGGCACCAATTTTTCATATGGATTTTTTAAATAAATTTACTCTAACACATATTTCCAAATATGTCCAGAATGACTTTTTCTTTTATTTTGACAGACTAAGGACTCAAACGAGCACGATGCAATCTCTTTTCTTCATAATAATGGAAGATTTCTGGAATCCAAGTTTTTAAAACTGGAACCATACCTTCACAAAGTGCCTGGATTTCAACTTGAGCGTCTAGTTTAGCACGAAGATCAAGAAAGTGAAGTGCGGCACGAAGTGAGAAAGATACTACAAAGTTTTGACGAATATTTTGTGGAAGATAATCACGAAGATGTTCTTCTGCCATTCCACGCTCTTCATAACCCTCTGTATATCGTTCAGATGCCGCTAGACAGAACTTTAACTGACGTTCGTAGTCGTTCTGTGTCCATTCGTATTTGTGCCCTTTACGGTCAAGATAGAGACCAGCAGGACGCACATAAAAAACTTCTTCTGGTTTTAGTTCTCCTTTAGCAACTTTAAGAACACGACGACCAGTATAACGTTGCGATTGGACATCGAATGATACACCAACACGATGAGTTCGTGCCTGGACCATTACATTATGGACAAATCCAACACAGTCCATAGCAATCGCAGGGTGTTCCAACGGACCCCAGTGGCCACGTTCATTTGCAAGTAATTGCTCAATAACCCATTTACCGCATTCCGCTTCGTTCGGTGGAAATTTAGTATGAATGGGTTCCTCGGAATAATCATTTTTTCCTGCTTGCCAAACCAGAGTTTGTGGAAGTTGTGTCTGCCGAAGCATTACAACTTTCATTTCTTTATCTAGTTCTAAAAGATCTTTTGCTTTAATAGGTTTCATAGTTTCTTAATCTGCATATCCATCATCATCGTCATAAAAAACTTCGTCGTAATCATTTATATGTGAAGCAATTTCTTCATATTTGTATGAAGACACATCAGAGTAAATCTCTGCCTTAAGGCAATCAACTAAAGACTCAAGATTTCTAACAACAAGTTTAAGTTTTTCTTTATCCATCTTTATCAACCTCAACAAAGGTAATTATACATAAAAAAAGAGAGGGAGTCAAGTCCCTCTCCAAATTATTTTGATGCTACCAGAGTAGCAAGAGATGCTTTACGGCGCATCTCTTCTTTTTGCTTTTGCTCCTTAATCAATTGCAGGACGATAAGTTTTAATTTTTCTTTATCCATAAGTTCATATCCTTTCAGGCAATTTTACCATAAAAAAAGGGGGAGATCAACTCCCCCAGTATATATTACAAACGACTCAATAACTCTCTACATACCCTTTTACAACTTTGTTGGTCTTCATC